AATATCATCAGATGGCTGCTTAAAAAAAGAACAAATGGTAGTGTCCGCTATTGCCAGTACACCTCAGAGTAATCCATGCATCGTATAGACACGAAAACCGCGAAGAAGGATAAGTTCGGCGCGGGTAAGAACGGTTTTACCCGTGGTAACCCCCAGACTGGCACGCCTGCCACCGATCTGGATGATGACTACTTTGACATGTTGCAGGAGGAGCTTTGCAGCGTGGTGGAGGCATCCGGTGCCAGCCTGGAGAAGGGGCGGCACGATCAGTTGCTTACCGCACTTCGCGCGCTGCTGTTAAGCCGCAAGAATCCGTTTGGCGATATCAAATCGGATGGCACGGTGAAAACGGCTCTCGAAAACCTTGGTTTGGGAGAAGCAGCTAAAAGGAATGTAGGTACAGGGGCGAATCAGATACCTGATATGAGCCTGTTCGCGTCAATTAATACCGTAACGGCTGCTGCGCAAAAATTTCCGTCTGGATTAATTTTACAGTGCGGTCAGTTGAATGGTGCCCCGAATGTATCTTCAACATACGGGATGAGGTTCCCGATGACGTTCTCAAGAGTAATTGCTGTCGTAGTTACATTGAACGTTACTGGCGCGGCTGGGCAGCCGACTGTATCGGCGACAAGTGTCCAGAACACTGGATTTAATATTACTGTGTCGCCCGGTTCAGGATACGGTTCATCTGCTGATGCGTATTACATTGCAATGGGATATTAACAAAATGTCATATTTTTATTCTGCATCGACAAACGGATTTTATTCGACTGAATTTCACGGCACCAATATTCCTGATGATGCAGTGGAAATCTCGGAATCAGAGTGGAAAACACTGATTAATGCACAGAGTGTAACAAAAATGATTACCTGTGGTGAGAACGGTCATCCTGTCATTGTTGACCGTCCTTCTCCAACACCAGAACAATTAGCCTTAATAAATGATGAAAAGAAATCTGCACTGATAGCAGAGGCAACGAATGTAATAGCTCCGCTTCAGGATGCGGTTGATTTAGGTATGGCAACAGATGATGAAACGAAACTGTTACTGGCATGGAAAAAATATCGGGTGCTGCTTATGCGTGTTAATGTAGTAAAACCCGAGTGGCCTATGCATCCAAATAAATAGACTTGTTAATCTAGGATAATTGTTGGAATAATACTCGTTTTTCAGTAGGTTCAGGTAGCCTGGGTATAATGCTCACTTCTACAATGATTTCAACTTATTTTATTTAATTGATATTACGAAACTTAACTCATACATAAACAATATGACTCAATACTGTCCTAAATAGCTGCGCAGAAAAGTGCTCCACTTTCGCTCAGCCCTTGCTGGGCGAAGCATCAGGAAGGCGTTCTCAGCTAGGTTGTGTTATATCTGGCTTGAGTTTTGTTGCCCATACGCAACACATTACCCATCTGTAAACGACAAGTGTGGCAGAATTAGGTGCAGCTATTTAGACTATATCGACGCAGTAACGATAATAGATATCGAAACTGTACTAGATATTAGCTACTTATGGTTACCGGGGGGAGTCTTTTGAGCACTGGTGTTATCAATTGGCTTCAAATAATTCGCCAATAAATTATATTGCGATAGCTCATCACCTTCCAGGTTGTTTATAGCCAGTTTATCAGCGTCACCACCTACTGTTTATGCTTTTATTTCTTTGATTAATAAGTATATGATATTTTAATTCATCTGGTGTATTTCTTTCTCATGTGTTGGTCGACTGAATATCTGTTCAGTGAAGGGGTAATTTTATGTTTGCACTTCGAACATTCCCTTCAGTTGCTAGGAAAGAAAACCGTAACATTTGCGCATTAATTTTAACAGTATAATCTGAGCATAAATATGCGCTATATATCTATAAAAAGGCGCAATTAATTGCGCCTTTTTATCATTTTATCAAAAATGGCCCACCGACTGTCCTCGATAGCCAATGGCCAATTTTATCTGATACATATACACAAATACAGGTATATATGATTGCGCAGATAGGATTTGGAATAGTCACGCTGAAGCCTATAATTGCTAAAGCCATAGGGATAAATAATTTGGTGATATACTCCATTCCACATATGTTAAGAGTATTTCTTCCAGCTCTTACAATAAAGTCATTTCCACAAATTATTTTTGCTATGAAAATATTAAAGATTATCAAGCCTACCGTGGTGATAATAGTATTAATAGCTTGAATATAACTACTTGATATTATGTCTGCATTGAATATTGAGATAATCTTAAAAAGTAAAGGTTTCTGGTTAAGTAGTTGATACGCACTCATTATAGCGGTAATTGAGAAGACAATGAAACCAATTTTAGATTTTCCAAAAAACCTGTCACGTGTTAATTCTAAAAACATACATCTACCGAGAGGCAATAACCACCAGTATGCCATAGCGGAGTCTATGTTCCAAAACCATTGAGGATCTAGTAATGGGTTATGATTGAGCACTGTTTGTGACAACATGAACGATAACAGTGATATGATTAAAATCACTATATTGTTCTTGACTATTTCTCTAAAGATTGCATCAATTGCTATTATAACAAAAAGGCAGTTTATAAACCATATTGTTCCTACGAATTGGTTATTTCTAACACCATATATTATATCATAAATGTGGTTGTATATATAATCAATCGTCTCACCTGAGTTAATTGTGTTTATTATTAATATAGAAAATGCAAAAGTGAAATATGGAATCATTAATCTGTAAAACTTTGACTTGATATAATCGAAAACAGATAAGTCATTTTTTTTGATAGTAAAAAAACCAGCAGCGAAAAAGAATAGTGGGACGTGATAACTAAAAACAAAAGGATACAATTTGCCAGCCCCCAACCCAAGGTGACCTAAATATATAGCAAAAATACCGAGAAATTTTAAAGCATCAACCCAATCATGTCTTATTTTTCTGTTGCTGTCGATTTTGTTATTATACATTTAAAGTAGGCTCTCCAGTTTTGTGTGATTTTTAAACACTCATTGCAAATATGAATGCCTGAAAGTTTATGATTATTAATCAACGAGTTCAATATTAATTTATTATTTTTCAAAGTCGCACTATATAGGCATTTACTTCCGCAGTACCACCGATAGTATCGATATCAAATCAGCCTGCGGCCGCGATAACTTTCGTAACATTCTGCCAGCGGCTTTGTTGAATAAATCAGGTTCAAGATAATCGTCTCTGCATCAGGTTAGAGTTTCAGGCAATACATCCTCTTTCTGGCATACCTGCCACTCTCGCACCATGGTCATAGCCTTTACGATCTGCATACTCACCAGACCAGAGCCCGCTCCCTTTTAGGCTGAGGAATCCCCAGAAAAGAAGACAGGCATAGAGTTTTGTGATCTACTGATTGCGCTAACAAATTCAATGAGATCACCTCTATGCCTGCCCGTAAAGTATGCCAGACTTTTTTCCGTAATGCTTTAGCTTCCACGCATCAGTATCGACAAAATGCCATTATTGATTCTGCTGCTGCTTTAGTCGGTGGCGCATCTCTTTCTCTTACCAGCATTGGCCGGCATTTACCCGGTCCTGCTCGCGTGAAAGATAAAATAAAACGCGTTGACTGTCTGTTGGGTAATAAACGACTTCATAATGATATCCCTCTGATATTCAAAAATATTACATCCATGATGACAAATAAACTGTCGTGGTGTGTTATCGCTGTTGACTGGAGCGGTTACCCTTTTCAGGAATATCATGTCCTTCGTGCCAGCCTCCTCTGCGACGGTCGCTCTATCCCCCTGATGAGTCAGGTCTTCCCGTCAAAAAAAAATAACGAGGCGGTGGAAATCGCTTTTCTGGATGCGCTTTCCGGGGCCATTTCTCCCCGGACTCGTGTTGTTATTGTTACTGATGCTGGTTTTCAAAGTGCATGGTTCCGTCATATCAAATCACAGGGATGGGATTTTATTGGTCGTATCAGGGGGGTAGTGAAGTTCAGGCTGGATAGTGACAAAGATAAGTGGCTGGACATAAAAATGTGCAGGGGGAGTTCAGAGGCAAAATACCTGGGGACGGGAACCCTGGCCCGGAAAAAACGCTCGCAGTGTGAAGGACATTTTTATCTTTATAAACATTCACCTAAAGGCAGAAAAAGCAGGCGTGCCAGAGGGAGGCCGGGCTTACCAACAACGGAAAAAGAACAAAAAGCCGCAGGCAGAGAACCATGGTTAATATTCAGCAATACAGCTGAGTTTAATGCCAAAAAAATCATGAAACTGTACAGTCGAAGAATGCAGATAGAGCAAAACTTTCGGGATGAAAAAAGTGAACGCTTTGGTTTTGGCCTTCGGGCGAGCAGAAGTCGGAGGGGAGAGCGTTTTCTGGTATTAAGTCTACTGGTTACACTGGCCAGTATCGTACTCTGGCTACTTGGTTATCATTTTGAAAATAAAGGATTTCATTTAAAGTATCAGGCTAATAGTCTCAAAAAACGAAGAGTATTGTCTTTTCTGACGCTGGCTGAAAACGTCCTGAGATTTAACCCTGAACTTCTACGACGAGCACAACCTGAAAAGATATTGTGCCGGTTGGCCAGCACTTACCGAAGTATGGTGCTGGCTTACTGATGAAAATTTTCTGGGGATCCCTCAGCCTTTCGGGGAGGAATGAGGGCTCTGATATTCTTTTGCCGTAGTTCATCGTGAAACCGTCGGATGTCATTTGGCCTGAGTGACCCATGCCTCCCAAAAGCAGAGTCGCTAGTGTTATGTAATTAGGCGGTTAAACTTCAATTCTCAGTGTTAAGTTTGGGTAAACGCTTGTAAATGGTATTGCTAATTTTTTAATTGACTAATATTAGAAACGGTTAGTGTGATTGTATATAGATATTTGAGTGTAAGGTATTTAAAGGGGCATTCAGCCCCTCCGTCTATTTGTGATTGCATCCATTGATGTGTGTATTATTTTGAGCTTGAAAAAGGGAGGCGCTCTTTAATAATAAATAAATCTATCAAAGCTAAATATTAAATGGAAGCCACCCTTTTTTCTCTGATAGTTTTATTATCACCAAACCATTTATTTCAGCTATCGAATCTGGATTCGGCCAGGAAGGTAAACTCTTCACAATTGGATAAATCTTCTCTATTTGTTCTTTATTTGCTGGTTTGCAATTACAGATTCCATAGTAATTCATAAATGCAACCATCCTAAAATAGTTGCCACCATCCCACCAAAAAAAAGATTTTCCAAAAGTGTATGCGCTCATGGAGAGCATATTTCCTGAGTCGTTTGAACCATATATATATATATATTTTCCGTTAAGGGAAATGCCTTTTGTTTGAGATGTGTATGATATTTCTTTAGCTAAAGAGATATCTTTCTGTCTTGCGAGAGTATCATTCAAAAATAGATTTTTGGATGTTGAAACGCCATTAAATATAATAAATAAAAAAAACATGCAGTTTAGGTATTTTATAGAGCGAAAATTGCTTAAGCAAGAAAACAAAATTACTGCTACTATAGGCATTAAAACAAACAGGCGAGGTGGCGCCCCTGAGCCAACAACAACGATAAATATAACCGGAAGTATATAAATGAAAATGATTGATGAAATCAAATAAATTGATCTTGTTTTTAATTTATATGTTAGGGTAAACATCAGAATTAATAAAGGAATCAGTAACCACTTGTATAGGTTTAAACCAGTGGGAGGATTGTTATAGAAGTTATATATATTATCTATGGCTGATTTAACAAGCCATTTAATATCGCTTGCATTTTGTATATAATTTGAGATGTACTCGTTCGATTCAAGCGAAAAATAATGCTTGATAGCTTTGGTTAATAGCAGGTAAATTAAGGTAGATAAAGCTATGAGGGATAGAGATAAACATGAACTATAAAAAGATTCACGAATATTTTTCTCATTTCGTATTATCGAATTTATCTGCAACCCAATGACGAATGCAATAATATATGTTACGAATGTTTGGTAGATTGCCATTGAAAGAATGGACAGTACTATACCAGAAAATATCACAATCCTATTTTTTTGCGAGTGAAAAATAATTGCTGATATCGCTGCCAGTAGAAAAGCAATTCCCACAGTATCAGCTTGGTTAAGAAACTCTAATTGATAGGAGATCTGAGGGAAGGTAATAAATACTAACATACCTATCAATAATTCATAAGATTCTAGCTTTAGCGATCTGCAGATTATAAATGCTGAAATGATGATAAAAGATAAGGCTATTAATGGTGTTATATAAAGTGAAAAAGGCTCAGGGAGAAAGTAATGTCGCAAAAAAGTGTGAAACCACCGCCCAAGCGTGATTGTTTGATAAAAATTATTTGTAAACTCGCCATCAATATTAAGTGTTCCATCGTACAACCACCCCCAATAACAATAAATTGATATTGCAAAACATGATATGAAGGCAAGGAGATTTGCATTTTTAAATAAATTAATTTTAATCATGGGTTACCTCGATGAGATTTTTTTATGATGTATTTGGGTCTATTTTTTACTTCAATATAGATTCTACCTATATATTCTCCGAGAACACCAATCCCGATCAGTTGCACTCCACCCAAGAAAAGTATTGATACAAGCAGGGAGGGATACCCGCGTACTGGGTTACCAAAGACAAGGGTGTCTATAATCATCCATGCACCATATAAAAATGAAATGCTTGCAACAAACAAGCCTATATAAGTCCATACGCGAAGAGGAAAGGTTGAAAAACTTGTGATACCTTCCAGTGCCAGATTCCATAATTTCCAGCCATTAAATTTTGAGATGCCAGCAACACGCTCTGCGCGTACATATTCAACGACATCCGTCGGACCACCCACCCAGCTCAGTATGCCTTTCATGAAAAGATTGCGCTCAGGCAACAGTTTAATGTTCTCCACAACCTCACGAGACATGAGTCGAAAATCTCCGACATTTTCCTCGATCTTTGGGGTGCTTATTTTGTTGTGTAATTTATAGAACCACTCAGCTGTCTTACGTTTCAGTCGTCCATCAGTTGAGCGGTCTGAACGTTTAGCAAGCACCATGTCAGCACCTGCCTGCCACTTTTCAATAAGATGAGGGATAACCTCAATTGGGTCTTGCAGGTCGACATCAATAGGAATTACAGCATCGCCGCTTGCATGGTCTAACCCTGCAAATAAGGCTGGTTCTTTACCAAAGTTGCGTGTAAATGACAGCGGAACAACTAGCGGGTCTGAAACAGCCAGCGCGTTAATAATTGACTCTGTGGCATCTTTACTTCCGTCATTTATGAATACAATTTCTACTTCATATGGCTTCAACTCTTGGAATTCACGTACCGTTTTATAGAAAACAGGTATCGCTTCTTCTTCATTGAAGACAGGAACGACAAGAGATATTTTCATTTCGCATCCCTAAAGACAATGAACTTTGAATAGACGAAACCGCACACCAGACTGATGGCGGAGAAGGTGATAAGAGTGACTATTGGAGGAAGTGAGCATTTATCAGCTGCCCAACCAACAATCACACTCAATATTCCCATAAATCCCACGTATAACATGTAGCGCATCGCTGTAGTCAATGCTTTGAATGTGAATCTTGCATTCGCGAAGAAGCTAAAGCTCACAGCCACTACGAAACCTGTGAAGTTTGCCAGAGCCTGACTGGTATGTGCGGCATAGATACATACACCAAAAACCACCCAGTGTATAAGTGTGTTCAGCACACCTATAGATGTGTACTTTACAAATAACTTTAACATTTATTTAATCAATGAGCTCTGAAAGGCATGAAGTCTATCATCCAAGTCTCAATTGATCGATACTTGCTATGTCTGATGAGACAAAACTGAGACACATAAGGCCTCACAATGGCTTGCAAGGCTTTACATGTTTTGATGTGGTGGGACGTGTGAGCGCAGTGTTGATGGGATAATCCTTTGAATTACAAGCGGATTCTTATAATTCGTAATGCGAAGGTCGTAGGTTCGACTCCTATTATCGGCACCATTTAAATCAATAAGTTACCTCGCATTTAAGTAAACTACGTTCTCCTCTTGTGCCGTATTTGTGCCATTGCGACTTATAATCGCATCGATTTTGCTCGCGTGCTCGGTAAGATGCCCGGCTGAAAGGTGGGCGTATCTTTGAACCATTTCGAGAGTTTCCCATCCTCCCATCTCTTTAAGCGCAAGAAGAGAGACACCGGACTGAACCAGCCAGCTTGCCCAGGTATGCCTCAGGTCATGGAAGCGGAAGTTGCTAATGCCTGCCCGCTTTAACGCTCCCTTCCATGCCTTGTTGCTGTCGGTTCTCATCTTCCTTACCGCTGCTGTTTTTGTTCCGTCGCTTCGGTAGGCAGGTTTGGTGTGGACAAACACCCTGAGGTGTACTGGCAATAGCGGACACTACCATTTGTTCTTTTTTTAAGCAGCCATCTGATGATATTT